TGGTACTCTTTACTGGTCACGTTCACCCGGTCTATTTGTTAACCGTGAAACGGGTGTTGAAGTTGGCGCAACTTCTGCTTCGCCTGACTTCACCGGTACGGTTAGCGAGTGGTACGAGACTTTAATTGAAACCATCAATGATGTTTCTGCTCGTATCCACAAGAAGACGCTTCGTGGCGGCGCAAACTTTGTTGTTTGCTCACCAGAAGTTGCTTCAATCTTGGAGTTCACTGCAGGCTTCCGTGCTAGCGTTACTGTTGATCAGGACGGCGCTGGCTCCATCGGTGCCCAAAAGGCTGGCTCCTTGAGCAAAAAGTTTGACGTTTACGTCGATCCATACTTCCCACGCAATGTCGTGTTGGTTGGTCGCAAAGGCTCAAGCTTCTTAGAGAGCGGTTTTGTTTACGCTCCTTACGTCCCACTACAGGTCACTCCCACCATCTTTGGTGTCGAGGACTTCGTGCCCCGTAAGGGCGTCATGACCCGCTACGGCAAGAAAATGGTCCGTCCAGATATGTACGGTCTAGTTATTTGTCGTGGTCTCCTCGGCGAAGCCGGTGGATAACCGCTAACAATCTTTTAGATTGAAGGGAAGCCCCGCTAATCTTTGGTTAGCGGGGTTTTCTCTTTTAGTGTTATAAATTTAGCCAACATTGCAAGGGTTAACTCCAATCTAGGGAAGATTGGGTGGGAGTTTTCTTTTTTTGTAGACTATTTATTTTGGAACCAATTGATAAGGCAAAGCCTTTATAAACAAGGAGAAAAAACAAAATGAGTAAAATTGCAAGAGCGGCAAGAGTTGCCAGCCGCCATAGAGTAGAGACTATTAGTGCCAGTAAAATAATTCAGTCAGCAGAGACTGGTGAGACTTATCTCATTGATCACAATGCGGCGTCAGCATTGGAAATCACCCTTCCAGCAAAGCAGGACGGTGCATACTTCAAATTTATTTGGAAGACGGCGATGAGCGACAATAGTGCCACTGTTGTAATTCAGAGTTCTGAGGGCGTCAACGGCGACTTTGCAGGAACTGTTGTAGAGTACACTGTCCACGCCACCGATGGCGCAGTTGCTACTGAAACTGCTGGCTCTCACCATAAACTAACCATTGGTTCATCAAATGATACTTCAATTGGAACTTGGGTTGAGTGCGTTTGTGATGGATCAGTGTGGTACTTTACAGGCTGCGTTGTAGGCGCCGCAGTCGGC